ATAGATATTTTACCTATACTATATATAACACACATGTGGTCATTCAACCCGCACACTCTTGCTGACTGACTGTGTATGTATATATTTTTGTGTGTGATATTGGATAACTGTGTATGTATAATTGTGTATGTATAGATATAAATATAAAATATATTTTGCAATAATTATTTTTTATGTAGTAAGATGTTAACTGTAGTATGTAGTAGATATTTTTATAACCTAACAAGAGGAAAGATATTATGAAGATTTGTAGAGATTGTAAGTATTTAAGTATTGCAGAGTATGGCTCTGCTTTTTGTGTGAGCCCCAACAATGGTATTGATTTAGTGACTGGTAATCTTCAACCTAGAGATGCCAGGCTAAATCGTTATAACTTAGAAACCATTGGTTGCGGTAAAGATGGTCGGTGGTTCGAGCCTAAGTTTGAGATGGATGATGATGAGCACATTGCTTCAGTGTTTTGTCGTGGAGGTGCATGATGGAAGAACCAACCATAATGGAAGTAGGTTATCAAATTCAAATTAATGAATTGAAAAACAAAGTTGACGAGTTGGAATCAGAAATTGGTGCGCTCGAAGATAAGATTGAAATCCTTAAAGAACTAGTTAAAACGATGTCGGAGCTAATATGAACGATAGAAACGATTTTGAACCAGCAGTAAGAAATGCAGCATGGTGGAGTGGTGATAGCCGTCAAGTCATGAATGGTAATGCAGTAGAAACTGTTTTAATCAAACAAGGTAAGTTGGCACCCCCAGACTTGAGCGGTGTTGAAGCCGTACAGATGGGTCATGTGATGCAGCCGATTCTTGGTAAACTAGCACAAGATAGATTACAGATGGAATTAAAAGATGCGGATTATGCTCTTAGCCACACTACTGAATCTTGGCTTCGATCTCATTTTGATTTTATTAGTGCGGACGGCACAACTCTCGTAGAAGGTAAAAACTATAATGCAATGGTGCGTAATAAGTTCGATGCAGAAACAAATCGAGTGCCAGCCGCTGATTATATTCAATGCTTACACGAAGCAACAGTTCACAATGTGGATCGAGTAGTGTTGGCAGTCCTTTTTGGTGGACAAGAGTTTGTCACGTTTGATTTTACTTTCACACAAGAGCAGAAAACAGAGCTCATCAAGCAAATGTCCGTATTTTGGGCGCATGTTGTATCTGGAACTGTTCCTCCAGCAAAATCGGTGGATGATACGAAATTAGCTTATCCACAATCAGTTGACGGTATTGTGATTGCCAATCAAGCAATTGAAACTCGTGTCAGTGACCTTAAACAGTTGAAGGCAAAAATCAAAGAGTTGGAAACGATTGGTGATGAGTGGGAAACCGAGATTAGAAACGCATTAGGTGACCGCTCAGAGCTACGCACGTTCGATGGTAATACCTTAGTGACCTGGAAGTCCTCAAAAGCCTCGATGAAGTTTTCCGCTGATTTGTTTAAGACTGCGATGCCAGACATTTACTCAAAGTTTGTAGTTGAACAAATGGGTTCACGGAGGTTTTTAATAAAATGATGAAACCACATAGAAACGCAGATGTAATTAAAGCATTTGCAGATGGTAAAGAATGTGAATTTTTGGGAAATATTACTAAAAAATGGTTACCAATATCAAATTTTCGTGATTTTGATACTTATTGCTGTACAAGAATTAAACCAGAGCCTAAACCTGATATTGTTGACTATTTATTTGTATCAAATAAATCAGATCAGGATTTAGTTAAATTAAATTGGGTTAAATTTGATACTGCAAATCTTAGGCTTACTTGGGATGGTGAAACACTTGAACTTATTGATGCAGAGGTGATTAAATGAATACTTTTTTCTTTGGTTTTCTTGTCGGTTTTATTTTTGTTCTTATCTTTGCGACATGGTGGGATAACTACGATGAATAATATTGATATTGCAATTTATGTGATGGCAGCCAGTTCTGTCATTGATACTCTACTAACAATTTGGGAGAAATTTATATGAACAGTCTAGTCACGGTTCAAGATATGGGGGTGATGGCAGATGCCATTGTCCGCTCTAAGTTTTATGGTTTTCAAACGAAGGATCAAGTTATTGCAGTGATGCTCGTGGCACAAGCAGAGAATAAACATCCCGCCACTGTCATGCAAGAGTATGACATTATTCAAGGTCGCCCAGCTCTCAAGAGTCAAGCAATCTTAGCTCGGTTTCAACAAGCTGGTGGTAAAGTGCAATGGCAAGAAATAGGTGCCAAGCGTTGTATTGGTACTTTTACCCATGAGTCTGGTGGCAGCATTACAGTCGAGTGGACAATTGAAATGGCTAAAGAGGCTGGCATTTACAAAGTAGGTTCAGCCTGGACAAAGTTCCCAGAAGATATGTTGAGAGCAAGGGTGATTTCAAGGGCAGTACGATCTATTTATCCAGCTTGTATTTTGGGTCAGTATAGTTCAGAGGAAGTGCTAGACTTTGAGCCTCGTAAAGAACGTGATATTACTCCGGCTCGAGTTGAAACGGTATCCTTAATTCAAGGCAATGAGGTGGTGGAGTTGCCCGCTAAAGTGGTGGAAGATTTACCAAAGTTGCCATTGTATATTCCAGGCGCAGTTGATCCTTATGCGAATTATTTGACAGTAAATGATTGGCAAGCGGGTTTTCTACAAATGTTCTCTCGCATTAAAAATGCAAAGTTGACGGATGAAGAAAAAGCAGAGAAATATGATTCTTTAAAAGAAGCCAATAAGGTTTTCATGGATTCATGGGATAGTGTCACTTTGAGTAAACTATTAGCTGGTATTAATCGAGAAATGAAAGGTTCAGAATGAGTTACGCACATATCGCACAACCTGGCAGAGGGGTGTTATTGCAAAATAAGAAAAAGCACGAGCGTAGTCCCGATTACACGGGTTTGATTACGGTTTCTAGGGATTTGAAGGCGGGTGATCAGATTAAGCTCGCAGCATGGATTAAGCGGACGGAAAGTGGTATTTTACTATCATTATCTGAAGATAACTATGTACCGCCACCAAAGCAAGAAGAAGTCTATCCGAAAGAAGTAAGTAGGATGGGTGACGATGACATACCTTTTTGATAAGTCATTGATTTTATTGAATTTTATATGATTACTTTAAGATTACCGTATCCGCCTAGCATGAATGCTTACTGGTTAGCTTCTGGTCACAGACGTTATATCAGTAAAAGAGGGCAATTGTTCAAAAAAGCAGTTGTAGATTATGTTCTGGAACATCGCATACCAAAACTAAGTGATATTCCCCTTGCGGTTGCGGTAATACTTCATCCTCGTTCAAAAAAATTAATGGATGTTGATAATTGTTTGAAACCAATACTAGATGCGTGTCAAGATGCGGGTATTTTTAATGATGATGTGCAAGTTCAATTTTTATTAGTGACTCGTGGTGATTTAAAAAAGGGTGGTGGATGTACAGTAATGATTAAAGAGTTCCGCCCAGTCTAGGGGGGTGTTAGGGCTGCGCCAGTCGGCTGCTTAGACAAACTGGCATTTTCTAACAAGGGGATAAAGATGAGATTAAAAATTTATAGTTTGCATTGGCAAAATATTGATGAACGAATCGTTTGGGGTCAACAAAAAGTTTTTCGAAAATTAGATTTACCTATTTTGCAACATTGTATTGATGGTATTAATCATGCAGACTGGATGCAATGGGTGACAGATACAACAGATGCAGAAGTCATTTTATTTGTGGATGTCGATTGCATTATCACTAATTTATCTGAAGCCGTTAAATGGATTCATAGAGCTCAAAATGGTTCTTTAGTGGGAAACATACAATCTACTAATCATCTCGGTCCAGAAGTGGCTAAAAAGACTTTTGCAGCACCTTCTTTTCTTGTCTTGCATAAAATGTTGTATGAAAAACTTGGCAAACCATCGTTTAAGGCAACTCCCTACGGTGATGTAGCGCAGTTATTGACGGATACTTGGCGCATGTATAACCAACACGTTCATTTGTTGCCAATAACGCATTTTGAGAAGCCTAAATGGGCTTTAGCTGGAGTACCAGATAGTTATGGCATTGGCACTACTTTTGGTGATTGTAATTACCATTTATTTGAGTCAAGAAATAATGACCATAAAGAACTCTTTTATAAAAAAGTTGAGGAGGTGATGAAAAAATGAGTGAATGGATTAGCATTGACGATCAGCTACCAAAAGTTGCCGAAGATGTCATTGTTTTTAGTGAAGATAAATATCAAATTGATATTGGATTTTTAATGAATAAAAAATGGTATAGCGACAGAGGAGAATTACCTACGGTGACCCATTGGATGCCATTACCCAACCCTCCAGAGGTGGCAGAATGAATAATACAAAACAACTTTATGAGGAAGTATTGTCTTATGAAGAAATTGCCGAGATTACGCATCAAAAACCCAAAACTGTTTTTA